ATCATCTGTTACTGATATATGTTTCTTTTTAAATGTAGAAGTTGCATATGATTCTGCTTTTTTAGCGTCTTTTATGCTCTTAAATGTATCATCAGGATTTCCTATCCTAAGCCCTGTTTCCATCATAATACCTGTCATTAAAGCTCTTACATCAGGTTTATCACTGTTATATTGAGTCTCTAACTCTTTATTTAATAAAGGCATCTGTTTTCTTAATGCTTTTATTCTATATTCTTTTTGATCATCTTTTAATGCTTTAATTTCTGGATGTGTATAACCCGGACCTTGAGTTCTACTTAAAGTACCTTTCTCTTTATTTTTAGCTTTATGTTGAAATTCAGCAAACGGATCGTGGCTTATATGTAGTTCATGAACATTAGCTGGCACCGATTTATACGCATTACCATCTTTTTTTGCACGTTCTAGTTCTTCATCTGTATGTCCTGTAAAGTTTTTATGTTTATCAAAATCATCATTTACATGAGGTAATCTAACTTTTTTTTCTCTAAACTTAGGATCTAAAGGATCATGTCCATGAGAGGATATGGGAAACTTTCCGAAATACATAGAGTTAGGATCTGTAACCATACCACCTTCAGATTGAGGTACATTTTCCCAACCCGGTCTACACCATCGTGTAACTTCCTTACCATTTTTATCTCTAAGTTTTTTTGGGACTAAATTTAATTTACTTCTTTTACCATCAAATAATTCACTTTGTTTCTTTTCTATTGCTTCTCTATGAGCTACTTTATCAACTTCCCAACTTATGTTATTATCAGCATCAAATTTTAAACCATCATCTTTTTCAGCCTTCAAGATATTTAACCAGCTCTTTAATACGTTATTAGATTTTTGAGTAAATGTAGAATGATATTGTCTAGCTCTGTTGATAGCTCCTTTTTTATCTGATTGTTTTAACTCGCCTTCAATTACAAGTTGATTTAAAAAGTCTTTTATCTTACCTATTCTTTCACCACCACCTTTTCTATTAGGCACAATATCTAACTCATCCATGATTTCTTTACCAGTTAGAGGAGATAAATTTACTCTATCATTTTCAACATCTATTGGATCTAGCTTATCAATTCTGTCTTGGAAAGATACGATATGATCAGTATCAGCATTTATATTACCTTCTTTACCTACCTCATGAGCAGTTGCTACGAAGTTAAGTTTATTTAGGTTCTCTCTTAATTTAAGTTGTACTCTTCTATGATCACCTTCTGTTTCTGCAGTTCTAGGTGATGTGTGATGTTGAACTAATTTTCTAACAACATCTACTATATCAGATGGAAAACGTAAGTTATTTAAACTTTCCTCTACAATCTGAGCTCCTATGTTTTCATAGTTTTTAAAATCACTATTATTTGAATTTGACGCAGGAGGTTTTCCCACATTGTGATATAATATACCTAGTCTAGTTGCTAGATCAGGTTTATCTTTGTCTTTAGTTATATGATGCTCTAATGATTTTAGTGTATGATTCCAAGTATCATAATCATGTCCCTCTAAATTTTGTACAAAACCTACTGTTCTTTGTAAAGCTGGATCAATATATTTTAATAAGTCGTTTTCTTTTAAGAATTTTAACGCAGATACTGGATCTTTAGAGTATATAATCCTACCAAATTCCATACCTATTCTTTCTTTCGGCATATCAGCTAGTAAGTCTTTTTGTTTTTTCAAACTATCTGTTAATGAATTGTCTGGTTTAAGATTTAAATCCCCTATAAATCTAGCTGCTCTTAACATTCTAATAGGGTCTTCACTAAAAACTTTATCACTATCACCTTTTGGAGATTTTAAAACACCATTTTTTAAGTCTTCTCTACCACCAAAAGGATCTATTATTTCACCATCTGGTCTTTGTGCCATAGCATTTATAGTAAAATCTCTTCTAACTAATTCACTTTCTATATCACCATCTACACTAATAATATCTATAAGTTGATTATTGCCTAAATTAGCTGTAACTAAATTAGGTAAGTTTTTACCACCTTGATAAAATTTAGTATCAGACGTTTTTAATCTAGTCTCTATATCTTCTTTAGGTTTAAATGTAATTACATCTATATCTTTTGGAGCCTTACCTAATATGCTGTCTCTTACAGAACCACCTACTAAATATACAGGAACCTGCGAATCAAAGTTCTTTAACCAATCATTAACGAACTCAGGGACTTCAGGTTTTACATAAACTGTAGTTAGTCTTTCGTAAGTTTGACCTTGCTTTGGGCGTACAGTTTCAGTAATTTTCTTAGGAACTAGACCTTCTCTACCTTGTTTTTCAAACCAAGTCATCTTATCTCCTAGTCATCATGTTCTTCATCATCGACTTCTTCGATATGAGAATACTCATCATCTTCTGATTTTTCTTCAGGATCATAGTCTAAGAAATCATCTAGGTTTTTAAATGGATATCCTTTCTCCATCTTTTCAACATCATCTTCGCCTGTAGGCTCTTCAGATTCTTCTTGAAGAACTGCTTGCATCTGAGCCATTTCAGCTTGTTGTTTAGCTTGTTCAATCTGTTGTTGCTGTTGTTCTAACTGCATAGCTTGTTGTTCACCTTGCATCTTAGCAGTTGGAACTGGTTCACCACTTATTACGAAGTCAATCTCTAGCATGTCAGTTTCATTTTTCTCTTTTAATTCAACAGTGAATCCTAATTGACTTAATTGACTTGCCATAGCTACTTTTTGTTGAGTGTGAGAGATTATAGTTGCATCTGCTTTTTCTTCAGGTCTAGGTAATTCTATTTCATAATCAGTTACACCAAACGCTTTTAACAATTCTGGGAATACTTTTTCATGGAATAGTCTTTGATCTGATTCTACCACTCTACTCATCACTGTTAAGTTTTGTGTAGTTGCTGACATTCCACCAAATGCTTCAGGTGTTCCTTGCCATGTAGGAGATACTCCCCACATAGATGCAATTCTTTCTCTTATTTCTTGTTTTACTGGTAAGTAATCCATCTCTTGTAATGTGTGGAACAATCTTACCATGTCAACTCTACCTCTATTGTTTCTTGATGATACTGCTACCATAGGTATAAAGTTAGGGTCAAGTCTTGTTTGAGCCGCTATATGTGCTCTTTCCCTTCTTAAACTTTCAGGATCATCAGTAGTTACCATGATCATAGAAGCAGGCATCTTTCTTTCAAAGAAGTATCGGTATAAGTTTTTATCCATACCTATAAGTGTTAAGGCTTTTTCAAATACTGTTAATATAGGTGACCATCCATAAGTTTCAGATGGTGAGAACTTAGATAGATGTATTACTTCTGAATCTGCTAAGTACATGTGTTGGTTTCTGTGGTAATACTTATACATTGCAGGTATTCTCTTGTAACCTTTTTTAGACGTACCCGGTTCTTCAGCGACATCAGTCCTGTCTATAGGACATAAGAAATGTGCATTTTTAGGTAAACCTGCTGCATCTAAGTCAAATTCTACTAATGCAGGGTTCAACCTTCTGATTTCTTTTACTTTTGCACCTAGTTTACCATTAGGTAGTTCTTCATATTCTTTTGCTAAATATAAAAAGGCATCATCAATAGAGTTTAAATCATAGTGAAATTGTCTTAAAACTTCTTCAAGACTTTGGTCAAATACGTTTGAATCAGTGAGGAACTTACTAAATCTTACTAATTGTGATTTATCAGGATCTTTTACTTTAGGCTTTATCTTCATACCACGTCTAAATACTTCACCTGTGATATGTGTCAACGGACCTCGTATTTCTTGTACAGAATAAGTAATAGTCTGTAAATCCATTACAAGTTGTTGACGATATGCCATCTGATGTCTGACCCATGTGTTTACAACATGATCAAGACCGATAGTCGGAGCTTGTCCGGTATCACCTGCTGCTTTTGACAACTGCAACATGTTAATTTGTTCGTTTAAACTAGCAATTGTTTTAGCAACCTCTGGAACATCTGGAAGAAATTCTGATAGTTTTGCCATAATTATTTATCCTCACTTATTTTTTCTACATCAGCCATACCTGCAAGATTTATAATAGCTTGAATAGCTCTATCCTTTATCGCATAATTTTCTGAGTATTGAGGTTTTTTTGGTTCCTCTTTATATTTTACTACATTTTGCTCCATTTTCGACAGTTTTTCGTGTAATTCTTGATTTTCACGCTCTAATGCAAGTAAATCTTCATCATTTACTTCGCCACCGCCTAAAGAAGCATTTTCTAACACACCTAAACGAGTTGCTTCCTTAATCAATGCAATAAATGCAGCTTCTGTTATAATAGATACTGCAGCACTATCATCTGGAATATCATCTTCAGAATCAAAATCCTTTAATGCTGGGCTCCATGTATCTAATATTCTCCATGTTTTAGTTGCATCATCTTTGATTGCAACATACTGTATATCTCTGTCTCTTAGTAAACTTCCAATAGCCATAATTGACCTCCTGTTTTCTATACTTTACTCTATTATATCATATTTGACGTAGCTTTGTCAAGTATTATCTGAGTCCTTTTACATAATTTAAGAGTTTGCTAATTGCTCCAACTCTACTTGCTACTTTTTTTGAATATTTAGCACGACTACCTACACCACCAGCTTTTCGTTTCTTACGATTAGTAGCAGCTTTCTGTGACGCAGTTAGACCTTGACGTACTTTTTTAGGTAAATATCTACCTCTTTTACTTTTAGGTTTCTTTTTATCTCTAGCAGTAACGTAATCCCAATCTTGATCAGTCCATCTGCTAAGAGATCTTTGTCCTTCAGTCTTAGCCATTATTTCTTCCTATATCCTCCACCAGCTTTCTTATATCTTTGTGCAAGTAATTGTGCTTTCCTAGCAGACCATTGTCCGGGAGCACCACCTTTACTACCAGCTTTGATAGCAGCGAACTGCCTTTTTCTCATAGCAGGTTTAGTGTAATTACCAGCTTGATTAACTGATGATTTCTTCTTTTTTGCTTTCTCTATTATATTAGTAAAAATACTAAAGGTTCTATTAAGCGACATGGCACATACTCCATCCACAGACTTTACAAGTTTCACAGCCAGACTCCATAACTATGTTAGGAGACTCACAACACTCAGGTGTTGATTCTGGTGTCTCAACCATATCAAAGAAACTCATTTGTTCTGTACTATCGTTTTCTTCTTTTTCTTCAGTTCCTTTTACCAAGACTTCAATCTGTCTGCTACCAGCTCTGTAGACTGTAATACCTTTACAACCTAGCTTCCAAGCATGTACATAAGCAGCTTCAACATCAGCGATAGTTGCCTCATTAGGGAAGTTAATTGTTTTTGATATACCTGAATCACAATCCTCTTGGAAAGCTGCTTGCATCTCTACATGATCCTCAGCAGATATCTCAGGAGCAGTGATGTATATATCCTTCGCCCATGGTGGCACATCTTCTCTTGTTTGTAAAGAACCGCCTTGAGATAAATGCTCCATCAAATCTTCTGAATAGAAGTTATGTCTTTTAGCATCTGCCTCAAAGTATTTATTTACATAATACAAAGTCTGTCCTTCTAGTATGTTTGACTTTTTCCAAGCTAGAGCAAATGTAGGCTCTATACCACTAGAAGTATCTGCTAACATAGAGATAGTTCCTGTTGGAGCTACTGTTAATCTACAAGCATTTCTGTATTTTTCATCTTCTCCATAGTCACTTTCGTTCCATGCAGGAAAAGTACCTCTTTCATTAGCTATTTTTTTAGACTCTGCATCAGCTTTGTCTCTTATAAAGGACATAATATCTTTACCTAATTTACGCCCTTCTATACTATTATACTTAATTTTTAGCTGAATTAGCAAATCTGCGAATCCCATTACGCCTAAACCTATTTTTCTTGTAGATTTAGTCATTTTTTCTATCTCAGGGGTTGCATATTTGTTAGCATCTATCACATTATCTAAGAAATGTACAGCACTTTTAACAGTTTTTTCTAGTTCTCTCCAATCAACATCATTGTAATCTTCATGGAAAAACTTTGCTAAATTAATAGAACCTAAATTACATGACTCATTTCCTAGTAAAGGTTGTTCACCACAAGGGTTTGTAGCAATCATTTCGCCATATTCTGCTTTTACATGATTATCTTTGTTTACATTGTCTAAGAATATCATGCCCGGTTCACCATTTCTCCAAGCTCCATATACTATTTTATCAAATACTTCTCTAGCATTTAACTCACCCACTACTTGTTTACTCTTTGGATTGATTAATGGGTATTTAAGATTAGCTTGTACTGCTTTCATAAAGTCTGCATCTACCCCTACTGATATGTTAAAGTTATGTATTTCACCTTCAACTTTTTTACAGTCAATAAATTCTAATATATCTGGATGGTATACTAA